GCCGTGACCTGATCCCAGTCCTGAGCCACCGTCCAGAACTCGGTCGGGCTGAGGGTAAGGGAAAGCGTAAGACCCGAAAGGGTCGATCTGAACGTCCAGCCTTCGACATAACCCACGAACGATCCGGAGTTGATATTGGCTGGCAGGTTAGCGATGGCGACCGGCATACCCATAAACACGTTCAAGAGGCTATTACGGTTTGCGTCGCTGATTTCGGGGTTTTGGAGGGCAAAGGTAATCGAGTCGAACTTGGCTTTAGGCGTGGATCGAAAGTTGACGAAGCGTTCCGCGACCAATTCAGCATCTGGATCGTCATCGATGAGCGAGTTGATGGATCGGGCATATAGCCCGTAAGTATCGATGGATGTTTGATCGGTATATGTGTAAGACGTTCCGAAGTTGTTTTTGTAATTGATAACAAGATCATTGACGATGTCGCCCTGACGAGTCGTCGAACGGATACCGTCTGAAAGCGCATCATTAGCGTCAAGATTGACGTAACCGTTCGCGACGAGATAGTTTTGGCGATGATCAGCGTCTCCGTAGGAAATCAGACCATTGGCGTCCTCATACAGATAACCGATTCCAGAATTAGCAAGATCAGCCACGTACGAATACATGTTGACCGGGCTGGCTGCTCGGCTGATCATTTCGTATTCGCCCTCGTCGATTTCGCCTATGCCGATATTTTGAGCGTTCTCCCATGTTTCAGTTGCGTTATAGGTTGCCCACGTCTCAGCCGGTGGAACCTCGTTCCAAGCGTTCGCCAGCAACGATTCAAGAATTGTTCGAATCTGAATGCCGTCAAAAGCCTTACTTAGGGAACCTTCCCAGACCGCGTTTTGGAGTTTGGCTAGCGCTCCGAGGGCATAGATGTCGATTACTGTAACTGCGCCTTCAGATCCGCTTCGTTCGACTCCCACGGCAATATCTGAGATGCGACCGCCAAAGATGGGAACGAATGTCGCAGTCGTATCTTTGACCTCGATGGTGATCGATGTATTGATGCCCCACGTGTAAACCTGATTCGTCAGGTTGAGGATTCGAATCGCTGCGTACCCTGCCTGAGCCTGTGAGTTGACGTCGGTTCGACCAGAAGTAATCGAGAACCCGACGAGGGTGATGCCGGTGATTGTGTCGCCGTTGGCGCGAATACGGTATTCGGGAGTCCAAGCCGTCACGTTACGAGAACACCGCCTAAGAAGCCACCGCCGCCACCTGTGCCGCGTGAGGCTGATTCTGTGAGCACTTTGGCAATCTGACGAGCCGTTGATTCTGAATCGATGGCTCCGTTGACCGTGATGTTATTCGTAACCGGAGCGACCGGCGCGGCTGCTGGAGAAGCAGACGGAACACCTCGCTCGATCGCCCGGATACTTGGCGCAGACGGTGCGGTAACGCCTGCGCTTGGTGCGTTGATGGTAGGAATGTTAGGTAGTGCCGGGATTGCGTTATAGGCGCGGATGAGGGCATTGATGCCGGCGATTGCCACTTCAACGGTTGCTCGAATGAAGTCGGCTGCTTTGGCGACTATGTTGATGACGCCTTGCGCGATTACGCCCAAAGCCTTCAGCGCACCACCTAGAACCGTTCCGATGACCGGTGCGATGTAGGTTCGAATTAGATCTGCGAACTTGGTAAAGGACTCCTGATTAGCTGCGACTGCGTCACGGACTCGACGGAATAGGCTAAGCGCACCTTCGAACACCGGAGTTAGCACGGTTCGAATGATTGTGACGACGCGCTCGATGTTGCCTGCCAAACCGTTTCCGCTACCAAAATCCTCAGCGAACTTCTGAATAACCGGAACGATGCGATCGTTGACGAAACTAAGCAGACGCTCCAAGACCGGGAGCAAAGCGAACCCGATTGATTCTTTGGCTTCATCGAGAACGATGTTGAGTCGATCTAAGCGACCCTGAAAGGTGTTCGCCGATGCGGCTGCCTGCCCTGCGAAAGTTTGCCCTAATTTCGCCGTTATCTGCTCGAATGAGAGGGTTTTGACCTCGGCTGCGGTAAGACCTACACCGAGGCGAGTTAGACCGCCCAGATTGCCTTCCTGAGCCTTTGAGAGGGCTTCTGTGACCGCTTGTAGGCTCCGCCCTGTGCCTGCGCTAATATCGAGCGCGATGGATTGAAGGCGTTGCGCCTGAGTCAGATCCCCGGTGGCTCGGACGAGACGATCGAGTGACGGACGTAATTCATCGTCAGCAATTCCCACCGCGACGGCAGTTGTCGAGATGTAATCCTCGGTGGCTTTGACTTGGGCTTCGGTTGCCCCGGTGACGTTTTCAAGCGTTCGACGAAGCGATTCCTGAGCCTTTTGATCCTCAATCGCTGCTTTGACGCCATCGACGGCAAGTTTGGCGGCGTAGGCTCCGGCAGCTGCGGCAGCTGCGGCGAATGCTAGGGCTGCTTTCTTGCCAAAGTCTGCGACCTTAGATCCGAAGGATTGGACTTCCTTTTCGCCCTGACCAAGTTGCTTTTTGAGATTATCAACATCCGCAAGGATGGAAAGTTTCAGCGTTCTGAATTCTGCCATGTTATGTCCACTTCTTCAGAATGCGATCGAATGCCTGAACCCATTGAGCGACTAGTTGAGGCTGAATGCGACGGAGTGTCGGATAGATGAAGTATCCAGCGTTACCCCGGAGCCCTGCTCTCGGAGTGCGTCTTGGAAACTGTCGGTATCGATTAGAACCGAACTCAAAACCACGCCATAACTCTTTCGTCGAACCACCACCGCTAAAACGCTGACTGGCGAACCCATAAGAGAATTCACCCACTTTCGATGTTCTGCTGACCCGAACTCCATCAGCGATTCGTCGAACTGCGACCGGATTGACTGTGCGCGTGAGAGCTGCGCGCCGGACTTCTTGCGCCGCATATTGAGCCAGTTCGTAGCCCATTTTTTTCGCTTCATCAGTCGCCTGTTCATCCATCGCCTTGAATGCGCCGATGACCGACCGCAGTTCCTTCTTGTCGAAGGCTAAGGCTGGCTCGGTCACTTGCGCTCCTTCAATACTTCAAGAGCGGTCAGGATGTCGCTGGCATCCGTCCACTCACTCATCGGAATTCTTGTCGCGATCGCCAGTTCGACGATCAGCCGGCTCAGACTTCCGACTGGGTGACTTTTGGGTCGGACTCACCTGCCGATATGTCCTCGACCGTTAGGCTCCAGACATCAAAAGGCTTGACCGGCAGTCCTGCCGCTTCGCGCTTGTGAGCGTTATACGCCAAGAACATCAGATCCCATATTCCGATGTTTCCATCAGCCTGCGTGATCTTGTTGCCGGTTTCCTTTTCCCACTTAGCCCACTCCGGCGGTTGCGCGGTGTAGGTTTCCTGCTTTCCCGATGTGTACGTAATGTGAATTGGTAATTTCATAATCCCGATCTCCTTATTACGCGAAGTTCTCTGCTGGAACTCCGATGACTTGGAAAGTGAATGTTACAGTCTGAGCGTCGTTGCCTGACCCACCTGCTGACGGCCACATAGGCAAAATCTGGAAGGTAAAGACTGCTCCGGTGCTTGCGGTAAAGACGGTGCTAATTCCGGTGTTCGGTGCTGACTCAGCGACACCCCAAAGGATTTCGCAAAGCGAACCGGTAACACCCCAGTCAGCCAACATTTCGACCTCAAAGGTGAAGTTGTTGTCGAGAACCTTGTAAGCCTTGCCATTGAGTGTTTCGAAGGTTTCGCGAGTCATTTCGCCGCTGAGGACTGCTGACGTCGCCTGAGCGTCGAAATTGTTACCACCGATAGTGAAGGTAACATCGCGACCGGTAATGACGGTGGTAGACATTTCTGCTCCTTAGTTTTGGAAGTAGGTTGAGACTCGAATATCAGCGACTAACTGATTGACCGAGCCGACCTGAGTAACTGTTGGTCGATTGACCTCTCCAACGATATATCCGGCTGGGATATTCGTCAGAACGCTAGTGATAAGTTGTTCTAAGTTGTCGAGTGCTGCCGCGTTGCTCGCGTAGTTCACTCCGACTGCCAGAACCATATTGACTCGAAGCCGTAGAACACTTTTGCCGATTGTCTCGATGTCGAGATAAGGATCATCGGGAACGATGCTCACGTGAGGCGCCTGCGGTGCTTCTGGAACATGGTCGTAGATGTTAGCTGCGACCGGTGCTAATGCTGTTTTGAGCGCGGCGCGAACTTCAGTCGCGATCGTCATAGTGCGATCGACTCCTGATCGATGTGCTTGCCCAGAATGCCGGAAACTCGGTTGAATAGGCTACGACCGAGACGGAATGGCGAAACTTGGAAATCGACACCCTCGATTTGTCCACCAACTGCGCTTCGTGATTGAAAGACCTCGGTGGCGACCGCTAGAACCGCCGACTCAACCTCTGGAACGCCTACGTAGGTGCTTGCGCCGGTAAGGGTCGCGGTTCCAGCCGGAATCAGGTTCTTTTTTGCGATGTCGGCATTGACGATCGCCACACGGAAGGTCGTATCGCTCAGACCGTCTGCGAGAACGGTGTGAGTGCCGTTGAAAGGCGAACCGGCATTGGCGATAACGACGCTTTGACCTTCGCTGAATACTTGAATGGGATCGAACTCAAAGATGGCTTGATTGCTTTGAAGTTCGACGCTCCGAATTGGGCTGCGATATGTGACGAGCATCGGCAAGACCACCGCTTCGGCAGTATCGATGACGTCGTTCAAAATTGCGTCTGAATACAGGGCTGAGGACACGCCAAGAACGGCTCTGAGTTCACCTGCCGTGATTATGGTGGGCATGTCCTCGCCTTTCTGCTAGAGATCCCCAGCCGGCTCGGGATCAGACCGGCTGAGGACTTTTGAACGTATTACTAGGCTACGGTCAACTTACGGAACGCAGTTGGGTAACGGTTGACGACTGCGGCATAGCCGTAGATGCCAATCTCGATTCGACCATTGGCAACGATGTTCGCACGAATCTGGACTGTGCCGGACTCATGGAAGCGCATCGCCATTGATGGGTATACGAGAGCGAACTGGTCGCCTGTGTAGTTTGGATCGACAACGAGATCGAGTCCTGCGACTGTTCCGTTTGTCGAACCCTGTGTGATTGCTCCGGCTGCGTTGCTTGGTGCGAGAGCCGAGAACAACGGACGCTTGTCCTCATCAACTGCTGCGAGGAGTTGCGCCCATGAGACGGTTCCTGCTGCGTTTGGATGAACCACGAGACGGTTTGGTGTACGGCGCATAACGTTGTAAGAATCTGCGATTCCGTCAACGATTGCGGCGTAGATGGTCGCGCCAGATGAACCTACTGCGGTGTCGCGAGCAAGTCCGAGAGCGTAAGCATCGGTCTTTTGTGCGTAGGATGCTGCGAGTTCTCGAAGGAGAAGATCGACGAAGGATGGGTCAGAACGATCAACGAGTTCAACGTTGATGACGTTCGCACCTGCGAACTTGACGATGTTGTCCTCTTGGAAGGTTACTGCGGTGTCGGTTGAATCGAACTCATCACCCTCAGCGGTGAGTGCGACAGTTGCCTGTGCGCCCAACTTAGGTGTGAAGATCTTCATACCGGTTGCTGGCAACGCTGCGCGCTCGATTGAGTTGATGAATGGACGAGAATCATCGATGATGCCGATGATGTCGCGGAGATAGTTCGGTGGAACTACGCCGGTGTTCTCGGAAGTTGTCGCGATTTCGAGTGATGCGACAAGGTCGCGAGCATCGGTGTCGCCTTGTGCTGCTCGCACCTGTGCGAGTGCGTATTGTCCTGCGGTGACGTTGAGATTCACGCGAGGAGCGGTGAACATTGGCGCAGACTTAGCCTGAACCTCTGTCGCCTGTGCTTCTACCGTTTCGACGGCAGGAGCAGGAACGGTAGTGTCGGACACTTGTTCTCCTTCGGTTGTTGTTTGATCCTCGGAAACGGTTGCTTCCTCGGAAACCTTGTTTTCTTCTTCGCTTGCTGCGACTTCAGCGACACGCGCTGAATCGATTGCTGGCTCGGTGACCAGCGAAACCTCGATCAACTTAGCGGACGAGATAACCATCGCGCCGTCTTGATTCGCCCATTCATTCAGTTTGACTCCCACGCTGAATCCATCGCGTAATCCTTCAGCTGCTTCGACGAGCGCATCAGATCCAGCGGATGTGTTGGAAATCTTGAACTTGGCTTCGATGCCGGTATCAGTAACCTCTGCGCTGACCATTTTGCCGATTGGTCGGGTGAGTTCATGTTCCAGAAGCAGTTTCACGTTCTTGTTGAACGCGATTGAATCCTTGCTGAACACGGTGCGACCGGCTGAGGTGTTGCCTTCCTCGCCCCATGTAACGATGCGACCGGTCAAAGTCCGAGACTCGACATCGGCTGCCGTGATGGTCATTGGGTAGTTGATCTTCATCCTAAGAGATCCTCTGCTTTCCTAACTTCCTCAACGGTCATCGCTCCGATGCCGGTAAGAATCTGGTAAATCTGCGCTCGCTCCAAAGCATTTCCACGGAGGAAATCATCAAGGTCAAAACGAACGTGAGTTCCGGCTGGCGTGAAGTCATCCATGCTCAGACGTGACTCGATTGCGGTAAGAATCGGACGAAGTGAGAAATCAATAAGTGATCGTCGCTCGTTTGTTGCGTTTGAATACGTCATCGACGTAGATTCTGCGCTGAGGAAATAAGCAGGAATTCCGCATTGACGGGCAAGTTCAAGAGCGATGTATTGACGCGCTTCTGATAGTTGAAGTTGCTTAGGATCAAAGCCGAGAGCCTGAAGTTCAACGTCAGCATTGAGGAAAGCGGTTGCGCGATTTTGACGCGACACCTTCCACGATTCCAAAAGTGCTTTGATTCGCTCGGATGGAAGATTAGTTCCGGTTGATTTGAGAACCATCGTCGGCAGCGGTTCTTTTGCGTAAATCTCTGCGGCTTTTTCGAGTTCGATTGCTGCGCGAACGGTGCGACCGGCACGATTGAGAAGTCCTGCGTCTGCGAGATTGTAAAACGCGATAATGGAGCCGACTCCGGACATTGGAACATCAAGTCCGTTGACCGTGTATCCGATAACTTCGGTTCCGAGCGGATTGGTGCGAACTGAAACCCATGTCGGATCGATGCGAGTCCAGCGACGAACACGACCGCCATCTGATGCGGCATACATGTCCATAACTTGACCGTAAGCAACGCCAAAAAGCCAAAGGTCTTGGGCAAGATACGAATAAATCAGCGAAGCGGGAACACGCGGATCCGGCTGCTTGAATGATCGTTCAACCGGGATTCTTTCGCCAGTTGCGTCGTTGAATTTTTCAATCGGTAATGATCCGACGACTGACGTAATGATTCCGTTAGCGCGAGCAACTGCTGGAACACTTAGAGCAGATGCGCGAGGAACTGAAATTGTGCCGCCTGCGATATTGAGTGCGGTTTGATTGACGTAAAACGGAGCCAACGAAGCAGCTACGTCCACGACGGCTTCTTCTGACTTAGATTGACCGAATAGATCGGATAAAACGCCCATTGAGGATAAAGTCTAGCATAACGGACACACAATCATAAAGAATCCGGCGGTATCCCCACCGCCGGATTCGAGCCACGCGGTATCTGACCGCGTCACGGATCAAGCAGCTTCAGCCTACGACTATGTCGATGCCGTCGTCAATCCGGGTCGCGAAATGAGTCACCAAAGCCGAAGCCACGGCAGCGCAGACGGTCGCGCTTGATGCCCGGCGTCCAATCACCCACGATGAGTCTCCGCGCTGGTATTTGACGGCTGCCAAAGTTTGCTCGGTCAAGGTGTCTTGATGGGTGTGCTGAAGTCGCCCGGAGTTGATCGCACCTGCCCATTCGTCGCAGGCTTGCTGATAATCGTTGCCATCGACGTCGTGAACCGGGATTCCTGCCGGCATAAGACGCACCGCGACCGCTGATGCGGTTTGCTTAGAGTAAGCCACCGTTTCGGTCTGGAACTTTCGCACCCACGGCGCGATGTCGTTTGCCAAAGCCAGATCATCAAGAGAAAATTCGTTTTTCCATGTCTGAAGCAGAATGATGACGAATTTATCGCCGTCGATCTTTTGGGCTGCCACCAAAGCCGCTTCCCGGCGGTCTGGCGATAGGTCAATCCCAAGCCACGTCGTTTTCTCAGGGTCTAGGGTCAATTCCGGATCTGCGCATTGAGTCCATTGATCAGGATCGATTGCGCCATTGAGGGTGACGACCCATTGGCAAAGCATTTCGGTTCGGATTGTGTCCGGTGGGTCGCTCAAAGCCATTTTGAGGTTATCTGGATGGATCGTGTAACCAAGCGATGGATTCGCTTGCGCTAATCCTTCCCACATTTTCAACGATCCGTCTATCGGCGTGTCCGGATGGGCTGAATACTCCCACCAGCCAAACGTGTCGTCGTCTGAGTTCAGCGATGCCAGAGCCCGGTCGCGAAGATTGTTGAGGATGACCGAAGACGCGTCACCGGCGTTTGAGTAGATCCACGTCTGAGGGTTTCGGGCTGCTTGGAGCGTGTAGCGAATCGAAGCCCATGTCGCTTCGTTCTTATATTCGCGTAACTCGTCAAGGTGGATGGCTTCGGGCTTTGAAATACCACGCGTCGCGTTATTGCTGGCTCGATAGATGTATCTGGCTCCATTCATGAACTGGATTTCCTGCTCACCGTTCGCCCATCGAATCTTTTTGACTTCCCCGGCGAGTTTGGAGCCTTCGACCATATCGACCAGCCTTTTGAACGCTTCACGAGCCGTCGAGATTGTGTGAGCGGTTCCGATCTGAAGATCGTCGCCAAAGAGCATCGCACCGGCAAGGATGCGCAGGATCATGAAGGTCGTCTTACCGGACTGCCTAGCGATGAGAAGTCCGTTGAGCGGATGAGCCCACCTGCCGTCCTCTTTGACCTTCAGGCTATGGATTGCCACGAATTCTTGCCACGGAAGCAGCGGTGTGCCGATTTCCTTACAGAAATCGATCATTTCTTGACCGCGAGAGGGTAATTCGTTCAGTTTTGAGTGAATTCGGGGTTCTGTAACACCCCTTATTCCCGATAAGTCCAGATTGCTCACGATTCAACCCCATCAACTGCCGTAATGTCCGATTTGTCTCGATAGTGGACTATTGTGCCATTTTGAGAGGTAAAAGAGCCCAG